GTAATCGTCTTAGACTGTATGTTCTCATACCAAGCAGCTCCACTAAATCTACTAGTAGTTTCTGATACTAAGATACTTTGAGAGTTTTCTGGAATTAAATCATTAGGAACCTCCTCTCCCTCAGAAGTACTTTCTGATTCTGTAGAGTCAGTAGTAGTAGACTCTGCTTGCACATCAGAAGATTCAGATGCTATATCACTTGCTACTTCGTATACATTAGTGGCTTCTTCTGTATTCTCTGAAGGAACATCTGTGGTATCCCAAGGAAGTGGTTGAGAAGTACTAGATTCTGTAGTACCTTCATTATTATGAGCACTTTGATATTCTGATAAAGCCCTTGCTATAATGGCATCAATTTCTTCAGATACTCTAGACCCTGTCGACATAGCTGGTAAATAAATTTATATATTCATTAATATAGTAATTAGTCGGAAGTTTCTTAAGAGCTTCTATAGTCTTCTTGCAAATCTCCTCAGCAACTTCAGACTCGTCCAAAGAGGGGTCATCTACTGAATACCATATGAGATATTCAATGAAATCTATCGCCCAGTTCTTAAACAAGAAATGGTTATCTTTCTCTTCATCACCAAATCTTTTATTAAACCTCTGAGTCATATTACTGAGCAGCTTTTTCTTAGAATCTTCATCAAGTTTAGTTACAGTAACACTTCCAGTGATAAGTTGATTCACTATTTCACTTATTAACTTATCATTAACTGCGTTTTCCAAAGAAATTATATCTCTAAAACTTTTTGTTATAGAACTTGACTTAGAAAAGTCTGATTTATTATCAGGAAAATTCTTCCAATCAAACTCATAAGGAGTAGAGTAAGACTCATTCCATTTATATGCAGGAGTAGAAGGAGTAGGAGTGGATTTAGAAGTTTTAGCTTCCTTAATTTCTTCAAGCCTATCTGCCACCTCTTTAAACTCAGTTTTTGGATCTCTCTCAAATATAACATCTAGATTGAAGTACTCTATTTCTTCTCCTTCTACCACCTCCTTCTCAGAGGGCTTAACTGTACCATCAAAACTTTCATAAGAGAATTCTTTGGTAGTAGTATACTTTACCTTTCTGGTTATAGCTGCTGTATAAGAACCCTCATTATTAACTATAAGAGAAACAAAATGATTTCTCTCAGAACCTTCCTCTTTAAGGGTAGCGGTATCAGTACCACTAAAGAAGGTTGCCATATTATTATGAGAATGTATTAGACCCATTTTACAATCGAGGAGCTCTGGATTATTAGTCATATAACTGATAACATCTGGAGACATATCAAATTCTGTGTAAGTAGTAGTTCCAATATCCATAGGAAATACATCCACACAATGAATCTCTAAGGACCCATCTTCAAAGTTTCCAGTAGGAGTATAGAATAATACCCCAGACCATTCTGTATTCCAAATTTTCTCACACAAGAATCTTATAAGCCTTTCAACTTTTTCAGGAATGATTATTTTATAAGAATCTGATTTCTTGGTGAGTGGAGTTACTGTATTTGCTGTTTCCATAAGTGAAATTAACTGTATTAAGTATTATAGTTATTATATAATCTGCGATATCCTTAGCGAGGAGATATACATCATTATTCTCTTGAGAAGAACTTTGTGAATCATCAATGACTAGCCTTATCTCTCGGCCTTTAAAGGTACAAATCTTTTCGCCAATATAGTCTCTATAATTTACGTCTGAATTTGTAAGCCGGGGAGATATAAAAGCACCATTAAGAAACTTAGCCCTTATTAGTATACCAGAATCGTACAAATCTGAGAATGTTCTTGATACCTTTCTTTCTACTATTTTCTTATTATACCATTTAATAAATAAATTACTTATTTTAGTATAATACTCTGTAGCAGACATTCCTAGAATATATCCTCCATCATAGCTAAATCTTAACATCCGACTATCAATTACGCATCTAATAAATTCTTTTAATAGCTCCTTTGGAAATGGGCCATCATGATCACATCTAGCATCAATAAAAGACCATTCTCCCACATATGCTACTGTACGGAATATAGGACGACATCCTACATTAGTATCTACATCAACAACACTTTCAAGTCTATGGTAAGGTGTTCCAGAAATAGACTCTACACACATGAATTTATCTAGTTCCAGACAGAACAGTCTCCAAAGGTCCTCATCAAAATCTACAGCTAAAGAGCATATAGTTCTATTAATAGGGCCACTTCCAGTACAAGGAGTTTGGAATTCTTGGAAATTCCATGTGGGGATATCACAAATATGACTATGCATATAATTCCATCTAAAATGTAACAAAGGATATTCTGCTCTATTTAGTGTAAACTTTCCTATAATTTTCCCCTGCAAATCAAAAACTACTTTTGCATAAAGTTCATTTACCTCAATAGATTTATCATATTCATTAGTAATTGTTACATGAGGAAAATGTACAAGAATAAATTTATTATTAGGTGCTGTGTAAGATGCTATGAAGTTACTAATCCTAGAAGCCTTTGAATCTTTTGGGAGTTTCTCCTCTACTTCTTCTAAAGTAGGAAATCCTTGCATGTCTACCCTATCTTCCCCGAAGAATTCATTGAATATATTTAAAATCCGCAATGGTTTATCCATCGCCAGATTATACTCAGTTTCTAATGCTCCCATAATAATTAAAAATAGTGGTAGGATTTCTCCTACCACTATTGTAATTTAATAATTAATTAAGAAAATTAAACATTCCGTCAAGCTCCTCTTCAGAATAGGGGCTCTTGTTCTCCTTCTGAGAACCATCATTATCAAGAATACTGCGTACCTTATCAGCATCCTCCTTATAAAGTACCTCATCCTCCTCAAGGATGTCTATAAGTACACGGAGAGCTTCCTCAACAGGGTCCTTCTCTACAAGAGCAGCCTGAGCATCCTCAATAAGAGACATCAGCTCAGAGTTCTTGCACTGAGTAAAGTTCTTTCCATAGGTCTGACGGCAAGTATCCTGCAGGTTAAGTTCAGCAATGGTATCATAGAGAGCCTGCCTGGTCTCAGGAAGATAGGAACCACTCTTAATCTTCTTATTGGGGGTAGTGAGCATGAAAACCAGCTCATTAGTGATAACTCCCTTATAAGGAACATCATGAGGAAGAATAGCCTCATCAGTGAGCAACTCAGTATGAGAAAGTCCCTCATAGAAAGTCATGTCCTCATAATCAATGTTGTTAGCGGTGAGATCCCTCTTCAGTTCAGCAAGAGTAGTAGCTGCAGAATTGATGACATACTTGTTCTGATTCTTCGTAGAAACGATGGTAATATTACGTGCTTCCATAATTAAATTAATTAGTTTTAAATAAAGGTAAAATTATATTTTTAAATTTTTGTTTGTCTCGAAGATGATGATAGAGGTCCGAGACATCTTTCCCTCCATCAAATTTTGGTAATACGATATTATTAAATCCTGTTAATTTACTTAACTTTTCTCCGTCTATTAATCCTGCTTCATCACAGTCAAATAAAATAAATACTTGTTTATATCTTTTCTTAAGTTCATTAACAGCAGTATTACTCATTTTATAGCCTTCCCCTTGAGTAGCTAAACTAGGAATTCCAGTATTGGACCATAAACATAGTGCATCTTTTAGTGATGAACATATACAGATTTTATCTCCAGTTAGAGGAACTTTGGTCCATAAACTAATAACAGAACTATCTGTACTAGTACACCATTTAAATCCTTTTTTATTAAATGGTTGATATATTTTAATACTGACTCTTCCTTCTTTCTTTTCAATGAAGGCATATGCGTATTTATCAGCTCCAAAAGTATATTTTTTTCCTTCTTTAATTATTATTTTATGAGAGATGGGATATACATTTGCATATTTAAGCCAATCTAAAGAAACTCCATATGATTCCCAATATTCTTTATCATAGGATCTCCAGTCTCTTATTTTTACTTTTATTTGAGACTTTGATTTATCCTTTATGATTACTTTGGTACTTCCATTATTTACTTTAGTAATAATCTTTGAGGCTTTCTGATTTATGAAATCATCCCTAACTCTTTCTAAAACATCTTCGTAAGGAATATTCCACAGTTTTGAGAGGAGATTAAATAAATCTCCCCTCTCTCCTGTGGCAAAATCTACATAGCGTACTTTAATTCCATCAAATGTGTATAAACCAAATGAAGGTCTGTTATCCTCTCTTAGGGGGGAATGAATAACAGAAGGAATTTCTCGTATATTAAAGTATTTTGAAGCTATATTGATTTCACTAACTTTATCAAGTAATTCTTCAAGACTAATAGATTTTCTTCCAGAACTGAATCCCATAATTATATGTTAAAACCAACCAGTGGGTTCTGGAGTGGTATCAGGAATATCTTCAACCGGAGTAGCTTCAACTTTGTACTCCTTAATAGGCTCAGCTATGAATTCTACATTTGCATAAGCACCATTATCCTTACTTTCCTGGAGAGACTTATCAAGCCTGCTATAATCTGAAGTGCCATTGCGAAGGACCATCTGAGTGTATGCAGTCTGATACTGCTTTCCATCGTCAGTAGTCCTTACTCCAAACATAACTTTAATTTTATTATTAGGCTGATAGCTCATAATCTCCTGAAGCTCCTTAAAATCTCCTGCAAAGAGCTTGTCAATATTATCAAGCCTTGCTTCACATTCTGAAGGATTGTCAACCATTACCCACTCATTATTTACATACCTCTGAACATTAGGAATATTCAGATATACCTTAATAAAGTTAGTAAGGTCCTCTTCTCCTACATAGCAAGGACGATAACCACTATCCAAATTTGCAGGGCCGTTCTTATACTGAGGAATCTCATGATTACTAAGCTGCTCTTTAGTCACCCAAGCTGTACGACCATATTTGTCAATAACCTGAATCTTAGTGGTATCACGATTAAACCTGTACTCTTTCCTTATAAAATAAGATATCTTAGTAGTAATGTCAATGCCATTGGCCCTTTCAGCATCAGTCTTTACAATAAAATCTATGCGGGCATAAGGCACATCTTTACCATTACTATTCTGAGTACCAGTATATTCAGGAGCCTTATTAAGATTGGTATTATAAATCTTCTCAAGCTGCTCCTTAGTAGGAGTTGTTGCCAGCAGAGTTACGGGAGCTACTCCAATATAACGCTTAATTTCACTACCCTCTGTAGATACTTTACCAGAGGCAAATGCCATAAAAGAAAAATTTGTATTCATACTACAATTATTAAAATTCTACTGTTTCTGTATTTACCTCTGAGGATACTTCCTCTTCAGTTACCTCTGCCTCTGGAAGATTTCCTTCATAAGCAATGCACTGTTCTGAGGTATAACCTCCAGTCATAGTCTTAATAGGAGTTTCCCAAGCATCAATCTGATTATTGATGCCAATCAACTCAGCAGCAAGATTATGCATCTGAGCATTAATCTTTTCCCTCTTTGCTACCAATTTCTTGGTATTCTGTGCAGTCCTTTTAACTGCAGCCATTTGAAATCTGTTTAAAACCATAATTGTTAAAAAACTATTATTAAATTGTTATGCTTATCAGTAATCTTATTTATCTTTAATGTGACCATGAGCTTTTCAATCGTTGGTACTATGTACATAGTTAGCAATGCTGGGTTATCACACATTTGTACTAGACCTGGATGGTCACTTAGCCCTTCTGTGTCACATAGATGCTTAAATAAAATTACTGCATCTTCAATTTTCTTTGTCTCAAGAAACTTATTTATAGAGTCTACTGCTTCCTCTCTACTAACCATAATATTCATTCATGGCTTTAACTACCAGTCCTAAATCATTTGGAATAAAGTCTTCTTCAAACATCCCATCTGGAGTCTTACAAGGCAGTTCCACACCATTAAGTTTCTTCTTATGAGTGTAAAATCCAAATGTAGGAATACCTTTATCATCATATTTAGGCTGTGCAAACAATGTCACTGAAACACTCTCAAGTGGATTATACATCTTATCCAGAAGCTTACCAACTGAAGCAGACTTATAACCAATAAGACTACCATCCGATTCTACAGGTTCAATATGGAGGAGCATAAAAGTATTTACTTCATCTCGCAGACTACCACATTTAGCTATTATCTGTCTAAAATGGTCTGCAAGTTCATTATACTTATCATACCCCCTTTCTTTACTCCTGTCAAAGAATTCTGTCCTCATAATATAGATAGCATCATCTATAACGATGTTCTTAATGTGAGGAGCCTTCTTATCAATGTTATCTAGCAGACTAAGAAGCTCCTTATAATCAGAAACCTTAAATAAGTTCTTTTGCTCCTTATTATACAGTCCAGCACTTCCTTTAAACGGAAGCCTTTTACCAAGAACATTGATAATAGCAGTTTCTTTAGGATCTAACCCTTTAATACTAGTTGATTTTCCACAACCAGTGTCTCCTAAAATAATTGCAAAATTACTCACTTTTTCATTAATTTTTTAATTTTAGTAACTACATATAAAAAGAAAATCTTATTCAAAGCAGAAGGATTTTGTTTTTGTGTCTCTAAGTTATTAATAAATCTAATAACTTCTGTTAGTTCTGGGTCATTTGGCTTAGGCAATTCCCTAAAGTAAGATGACATTCCATTGAAGAATAATGGACACACTTGACCATTAGCTCCATATCTTCTATCCTCAATAACCTGAAGGAATCTTATATAATTTCTAAATTTAGTTATATCATATCCTTCATGATTCTTTATCTCATATTTAAATGGACTGTATAATCCCAGTACTAAATCCGCATCTCTAGTAGTTGTCTTACAATCAGCTAGACCATCTGAAGAAGGTTTAATCAGCCCTAATTTTCTGTTTTCAATACCCTCTTGGGCTTGAGCCTGATGTTGAACTAATACTATAGTATATAGTAACTGGTCTCTTAAGGTAATAAAATACTTACTCATTTTATTGATAGTATCTGCCTTACTTAGTCCACTCTCTTGAGTAAAATTAGAAGCATTATCAACTATGACTAATCTTATTTCCTCTTCATCATCTGCTGTATATGGATTATCCTTATTAATTAGTCTACAAGTTTTTCCATTACTATCAGTATAGGATTCATTTGTATAATTTATATGACCATGACTCAAGGCATAATCCCTACAATACTTATTAATGCCTGTAGGATTTCGTATATCATCAATATAAGTTACAATCTCATCATACTTATCTATATAGGGTCTATATCTGTCTGATTCTAGTAACTGTAGAATTTCATCTGCTACAGGCTTATTAGAATCTACAGAATTTAGGTCTGTAGGGCTTATATATATGTGGTCAAGATACCCTAAGAGAAATGACAAGAACTCATCTCTTTTACTATTAGGAGATATCTCTAAGGTAAAATATAATATCCTAGCTCTTATTTCTGGATGAGCCATAACAAATAGAATAGTTTCATATACATAAACATAATCTACAAATTTTGACTTTCCTCATACTACTATAAGTTTCCTTACCAAATCCCAAGTCTTGGAGTATTACCAATTTTTGGTTTTTGTTCGTAGTCTGGACTATGTCTTCATCCTTTAAGGATGCGCCTGCATCTAGTCTCTTGGGCTGTAGCACTACCCACTATGCCTCCTCAAGTTGCCATGCACCTTTCGGTGTTTAGGTTCCGAGGATATTCAGGCGTTATAACATAATTAATTACTTAATTACGCGGCAGAAGTTGTACAATCTTATATTCTACTAATAAAAATACTTAGATTGTATAACTATTTACCTTCTGATTAGCCGTTACAATTATATATTGAGCTTTTTCAGTTCCTGGTATATAAGACCTAAATCTCCTAAATGGCCAAGGTAAACAATTAAATAATCCATTTATAGCCCTTTGCTGACGTAGTTTATAATGAGATATTCTATCTATAGTTCCCATATTATACTAAACTAGTGGTCCAATCTCTCCCATCATCTTCGTCTGTATTCTCAAGATAGGATAGTAATTCTGAGCGAGTTTCCCCAGAGTCTTTATTGGTTTTTAATATAAAATACCTCAGAAGCTGCATATATTTATAGTCACCGTTAAAAGAATTTATATATCTTTGTGTAGCTTCTAAAACGTCTTCTTCAACAAGGTTTACTTTAAACTTTGCAGCAAGAGTTTTTAGCTTCTTAGATATTATAGGAATACTATCTTGCCAGTAATAAGTAGTTCCAGGTTTTTTGCCTTTAGGATATAATTCTCTCATTTTACTGGCAAGATTATCAAATTCCTCATCTTTGTCTATTATAGTTTTATCTGAATCTATTATAATAGAGGCTATTAATTCTTTGGTATTGTTACTTACAACTGCACTTACATTATTATATAAGTCTCTATTCACAATACCCATATCAATAAGATGACGAATAGTATCCTCAATATCAATTTCTTTTGAACACAGATATAATACTAAAAATTCTTCTAATGTGAGATTATATTTTTTAAGAATTTTTTCATTAACTGTTATATTCATGGCTCTTCCATTCTAGTTATATATTTAGTATCAATATTTTCAAGAGCTGTATTTAAGTATTCTTCATCTCTTGTGTCTTTATAATATATGATGTATTGTATGGGAGATTCTGCTCTTAAAGTTCTACCAAATTTCTGAATAAAAGAAATCTCTTGACCATCTAATTGAACAATAATACCAACTTGAATATCATTTAGATTCATTCCCTCCTTAAGCATTCCCACAGCAAACAAATTATCAATTTCTTTATTGTTGAATTTGTCTATGATTTCAAGAGGATTTTTCATCTTAGAGTGAATAGCATTCTTACCTCCAAGAGCTTCTGCTTGTTCAATATTAGTACAAAAACATATAAATCTCTTATCTTTTACAGTTTCAAGTATATCTTTTACATAATCAGTTTTAAGCAGTCCAAGATACATTTTCCTTTTACTGCCATATTGAAGCCATTTATTCTTTATAGCTTCATTTCTAGTTCTCATATACTGATTTTTATAATATATAAACTGTTCAGATAAGAAATCATACTTTTGTTGTTGAGTACACCTAATGGTAAGTGTTAGATTGGAGTATTCACGCTTGTTCTTAAGGTATTTCCATCTATCTGGATAATTACAAGTAATGCATTTTCTCTTACTCTTATAACCTCTCTCTTGGATAACTGTTTCTGTATAATTTTTATTATCCAGTGTAAGAGAGATTAATTTAATCTTAGGTTCTGGTAAAATATTAGAGTTAAATGCTTCCTGTAACCCCATCTTCACACTCTCTATATGTCCACAATATTGAGATAACTCCCAAAGTAGAGAATCTTTAAGAGTAGCAGATAGAAATATCATATTTTTAGCCTTCAAAGTACTAAAAATATCAAGCCTCAAATCTGAACCTAAATGATGTGCCTCATCAAAAATAATGGCATCCCATTCAGTATCTACATATTTCTTTAAAGATGCATAACATATAATAATTGCACTTCCAAATGATAGATTCCATTTAATCATTTCAGCATGCCAATTACCAATATGAGCTCTCTCAGCAACAACAATCAGAACTTTTAAAGTACCTAATTGTCGAGTACTTAATTCATAAAGTAGTTCTAGTGCAAGCTTACTCTTACCTATTCCTGTACCTGCTTGAATTGCAATGTTATTACTTTTAGTGAGAGCTTCTTTAACTGCTACTCTTAAGTCTTCTCTTGTCATTCTAGCAATATTTAAAACGTTGTTTTCCCCTCCAAAAAAGTTTATAATACCATATCTCTGTTACCCCGCATTGTGCTCTAAGATAAGATCTTATACAATA